TCTTTTTTATCCCCGTTGTGAGTGATCTCGTAATACATGCCATCCGACACCGTAGTGCTTACCAGGGCTTTATTGTTCTGCAACGTTTTACAGCTCCACACAATAAATACATCCTCTTCGGTGATCTGTTTCCGATCCGTTTTGTCAGCGTGCTCATTAATAAAATAATCCATAACGGTTTTCTTGCATAATGCTAAAAATTCTTCATTATTCATTTTTTTCACCTCTCCTTTTCCAAATCTTCAATTCTATGGTTGGCAATCTTCATTTTCTCTTCCAAAATGTAGGTTCTTTCCACGACCGAGTTATGCTTCTCTACCTTTTTTGTAAGCTCTTCCAGCTTATATTCCATCAATGCCCGCGTTTTTTCCTGCTGACCACGATTGCTGATCAGGCAGACAAACAGAGTTACACCTGCAGAGATGCAAGCCGAAATGATTGTTTCCATGCAAGTCCCTCCTTACTCAAAGATTGCATACAGATGTCCACTCCGGATCTCAAAGGTCGGAGTCTTGCCGTCTGCGCCCGCTGGTCCCTGTGGGCCCTGGGCTCCTGTTGCTCCCGTGGCCCCCTTTGCACCAGTCGCTCCAGTATCACCTTTTGGCCCCTGCGGGCCAGTTGCACCAGTATCACCTTTAGCACCTTTTAATGCTGCTAACTGGGCTGATGTAAAGTCTGCATAGGTAAAAGCATTTCCCTTATCTCCCTTATCACCTTTGGCACCCTGAGGGCCTGTGGCACCGGTTGCACCTTTTGCTCCCTGCGGGCCGGTCATACCAGTTGCACCAGACAAGTCTGTGATATAGGTGTATGCCGATGAGCCTTTTACATACAATTTCGCATTATCTGCATCATTGACGTTTCCGGTGTCGATCATGACAAACTGGCCAACCTTCACACCGTCAGATGCATAGCCGCTGTTCATGGCACTTATACTGGCATAGGTCTTTGCAATAGTAAATGCTTCGCCGGCAGGTCCCTGCGGTCCCGTGGCGCCTGTAGCTCCTTTTGGTCCTGTGGCACCGGTTGCTCCGGTGTCTCCCTTCGGCCCTTGCGCTCCGGTTGCTCCAGTATCTCCTTTCGGACCCTGTGCACCAGTGGCGCCTTTGATATTGCCTGTCTTCGCCCAGGCTCCTGATGCCCTTTTATAGACATCAAAATTTGCAGTATTGAGGAAGAAGTCCCCGTCTTTCCCCTGGGTTGTAGGAGTCACCGTACCAAACAGCCATGTTGCACCGTCTGCACCTTTTGGTCCGGTTGCACCCGTATCACCCTTCGGACCTGTAGGGCCTGTTTCACCCTGTTTACCCTGCGGTCCCTGAGCTCCTGTATCTCCTTTTGCTCCGGTATCACCTTTCAGCCCCTGCGGGCCTGCCGGTCCCTGTGGCCCCTGCGCTCCCTGTGGTCCTACAATACTGCCTAAATCAACTTCTCTTGCCATGTCTTATCTCTCCTTTACTTTTGATATACTGCGATTAAATGGCCGTCCCTGATCTCAAATTCTGGGGTCTCTCCTGCAGGTCCCCGGATATCCTCCAAGGGCACCAACAGGTTCCACTCATTGCTGTCCGTATAGCGCCATTCAATGGCTGTGCTGGTCTTCTGCATCTCAATCTCCCGCTCCCTGATTGGCAGCCGAATGCGCGAGCCAATGGCCTGCCCTCCTGACATAAGCTGCAGTATATCCTCCTGGAGATTAAGGTCATCCGCACGGCAGCGCAGTTCATTCAGGATCTCCTGCATGGGAGTTAATGACGATCCGCCATAGTTTTCTGGTTTAGCACGTTTTTTTACAGGCATTAAAATCGTCCGCAGAGTTTCCCCATGCCCGTCATCACAAACATAAATATAAGCGACAATGTTTTTGCCGCTCTGAAGCAGGACATCCGGAATACTTGCAGATGTACTGCCATCTTTATTTCTACGGCCTGAGATTGTAAATGACAAGTTCCCAAACTCTTCCGCCATATGGATATCAACTTCATCTGGCATATCAAGCCCGTATACCTGCAATACCTGGCCATAATCCCACTGCGCCAGTCCATATATTGTTTTATAATATTGCCCATCACTGCAAAATTTTGCTATAATCATTGCCGTCTCCTTCCTGCCCGGAAGATCAGCCGGCAAGGATGCTTTTTCTCTCTTCCTGGCTGATCCAGCCCTTTGTGGCTGCCTTCTCTACTACTTCTGCGTTTCCAGTCTTTTTGTATAATCTTGTGATTGTCTCAAACATCGCATACCTCCTTATGCAATCCCCAGGCTATCAAGCACCAGTTTGTCCACGGTTTCCTCCAAAGAGGCTATACGGGCTTCTGTTTCATCCGGCCTCTGCAGCTCTACAATAATAGCAACTCCATTAACTGGCACTGGATTCCCTTCTTCATCCTGTGTGTAATCCACAACAGTTTCCATCTGCTTTTCAATCTTCTGCATTAAAATAGACCGCTTATCACGGTCTGGCTCTGATTTTAATAATATGGCTGGTCTAAATACTCTAATATTTTACCAATCTAATCACTTCCACTTTCCGATGGCGACCCATTCAATCCATAAGCCGCTCGCAGAAGCGTTACATCCTAAAGTTGTTTTTGATGCAGTCGTTGACAGCGTGCCTACATTTTCAGGGATCCCGCTCGCATATCTGGGAGAAGTCATTACGATAGGTGCTTCCTTGAATTTTTCACGAAATGTGATATCGAGCTTGTAAAACTTTCCCGTTGAATTATAGGAAAATATTGTAGTCTGACTAGCACCCCAAAGAATCATTATACCAGACTGACCTTTAAAAATTCCTTGATTATTTGTAGAACCAGTGGTTCCTTGGGTTGTTTCGTTCGACAGAAGCGTACTTATGCTGTTAATATTCTTTTCCACATTAGTTAAATCAGTTTTTTCCGCTTTACTATCCAAAGCTGAGCTTAGCGCAGTAACAGAATCCTGAACTGTACTTGCCGATCCATCTGCTTTTGTAAATGTCACATTACCTGCCGTAGTCTTGGGTTTTACCTCATTCTGCAGATACGTCAAAAAGTTGGAAAATAATAGCTTTTTCCCCGTCCCCGTTGCTTCTTCCAATAAAAACGCATCCGCACTGTCAGGTGTAACCTTATTGGCCAAATCAATCACGCGGTTAAATGCAAGATACTTCATGTCCTTCAGCCACTTGGATATTTTACCAAACAAAACCGTTATGGAATTTCCTGTATCTAATGCCTCCCTGGATGTCGCATCTGAAAACGCGATAGGGGTAGATGCATCCACTTTACCCGTCGGCCCTTGTGGTCCTTGCGGCCCTGTGGCCCCTGCATCACCTTTATCCCCCTTTGGCCCCTGTGGACCTGTTGGACCGGCTGGACCTGCCGGTCCTTGTGGACCGGTCGCTCCTGTAGCTCCCTTGGGTCCCTGCGGTCCCATCACATTGCCTAAATCAAGTTCGGGCATAATTCTCTACCTCCTTATAAGATCATGACCAGATGGCCATTATCATTGATTTTATATCCCGGGGCATCCAGACCAGCGTATACAATATAAAGATGTCCGTCTTCCCGCACCTGGAAGGCATAAACCCCTTTACTCTCTACAACTGCAGCATCTCCACCCCGGTCACCTTTGTCTCCCTTGTCTCCTTTCGGTCCCTGGATGCCTTGCGGCCCCTGCGGGCCTGCCGGACCAGTTGAGCCTATCGGACCTTGTGGACCTGCCGGGCCGTTGAACTCCCCGGCCTGTCTGCGCCGCTCCAAGTCGTCGGCAGTAGCGTTAGCCCTGTTTGCTGCCGCCTCTGCTGCTTGTGCCTGTGTATTGGCAAGCTGTCCGGCACTGTTAGCGTATTTCGTTGCTTCCACCGCATCTTTTACAGCCGCCCCAACCTCACCGACAAGCCTGTTGATGATCTCCTGTGTCCGCTCATCTAACTCTATGGTCAAGTCCTCTTCTGTCATGAGGCGTTTCACAACTCCGGCAGAAAAGCACACATAAGTTGCCTTCCCATCACTTACATTCGGGTCTCCCCTCAGTACAACTGCCCATTCCCCTGGCAGCATCTTCTGAGGGTCAAAGTGGTCAAAATCGCCCCGCCTATCCTGTATTGCCATATTGGTTCACCTCCTTACCCTGGTATCCAGCGCACCAGTGACACCCCTGCAGGCGTCGGTGGCGTACTGCCGCCTGGATAACGCAGCACACAGTTCCAGGGATAGTTATAATAACCACATGTCCATATTTCTGTGCCATCCTGGTCCCCTGTCTGCGGGTTTCCACGGTTTGATGATGCCTGCACCATCCTGCCATTACCAATGCTCATTGCTGTATGGTTCACATGATTAAGGAGCACATCACCGTATATGATGCCACTTCCGGATGCCATATCTACGCTGTTTGTCACGTCCTGAAATCCGCAGGCAATAAATGCGTCATACATATTCCCGGTGTATGATGCTCCCTTATCTTTAACCGGGACACCAGCCTGTTGCCACGCCGAGATCAAAAGTGACGAACAGTCGTAATCCGGTCCCCAGCGATTGTCCTGTGAATATCCGTGGGAATTATCATTTGCGATTGCGATCGCCCACTCCACAGCATTTTTGATAACTGTCGAGCTTCCGTAGGTCAGGTTTTCAAACCAGTACCGTGCATTCTGCCTTCTTTCCTCTAGTGCCAACACTCCCGGTCTTTCATAGTTCCGCATGAACGCTTCCGCCAGGTATTCTGGGCTCTGAGTAGACTTGGTGAATGCAGAAAATGAGAAATTAAAAGAGGAAGTGGCGATCCATTGCTGGTTGTTTGCCACTTCCCACAAAATACATTCCAACTGCCCATTAAAATATGCCGTTGTATTGCCGTAATTGTTACCCCAGGGATATCCCCTGGCATCCGCCCATGATGTGTAACCCGTTGCCGGTGTCCACTGCACCAGGCCATATCCACCTGACATATTGCCGTAAATAAGGGATTCCCATAATCCAGGGTTGAGTGTGGACTCGCGCTGCATATTTCCGAGTATTCCCGCAATAGCATTCCTGGTCCAGCCCTTATTGATGAGATAATCAGCGATATACTGTGCATTATCTGTCATTTGCGATTGAGACAGATACGCATTGCTTATTATAAGTGCCATATGTCTGTCTCCTTTTTAAAAAGTGGCTCCACTGGCGGTCCTTCCACCAACAAGTATCCCGCCATTAAACTGCAGCCAGCTCCCGTCGGAAAACTCAGCCTTCCCTGTTTTTCCAGCTTTAAATTTTCCTGTCAGGCCGTCTTTATCTGCCAATAACGGATATGAGTTATTGCCGCTGTCATCTGTGCAAACAAAAGAAAACTTTGATGCAGATCCAAAGGACTGGATTGCGATTCCTCCACCAGATACAGCTGTCATGATTGCTGATAACTTTCCATTATTGTAAAATTCAACCCTCTTGTTATTGATTTTGATGCCTGTCCCATCTACTAAATTGCTAAAGACCCCTTCTGCGTGCACACCATCTTTATTCCAAGTACCGATAACCTTACCTGACGCATTCAGAATGCGCAGCACACCGTTTACATTGTTTTCCCCGCCTAATGTAAGGGTACCACCCCTCGCCCAGTCGAAACGGATGCCTATAGCGGACAGGACATTGACCACGGCATTTCCCTGGCTGTCCATGCCGGCATTCCAAGTCTTTCCTCCATCCGTAGACACGGCAAAGGCGTTCGCTGTCATCTTCCAGATGGTATCTGATTCCTTCAGCGTTGGTTTATTGTGCATATAAAAAATGGTGCTGCCATCCTCCAGCTTTTCCTCCGTCTTATATACACCAAAAGACTGGGTGATCAAACTGGTCAGGGCCTGCACCGCTTTGTTATACTCATTTATCTGTACTTTAGTATTTTTCTTTGCCTTTGTAAAGGCTTGTGTAGCCTCTGTAAACCTGGATGCACTGTTACGGGCCGGTGTTTTTGCGTCACAGGACACCGACTGATAATTACCTATCTGGTAGGTGGTATTTGTAATATAGCACTGATAGGTGTTCTGCTTATAATCTGTCACGATTGCCGGGTCTCCTGCCTCTATGGCAGGGTCTGACAGGCAAGAGATAGACACAGGACGGAATTTCATCCCTATCAGGCAGCCGCCTAAATAATCAGCGACCGTCTTACCGCTACCTTTGCGAATAAAATCATTATCCTTTATCTCCAGCACATAACCTTCCACACCTGTCATATAAGATGCTGGGGCATCCTGCACAGTGGTGTCCTGCGCCTCAGTCACCTTGATCCCGGTTATCACCACGTCATCCGTAGCAACACTTATACTGTTTAAGGCATATAAATGGTGGTATTCCTGCAAGCTGTCAAACGTTCCCCCATCCAGGCTGTCTCCGTCTGTCCAAGGCAGGAAACTGCCGCCATCTGCACTGTCACCAGTCTGATAGGATGGGGTCCCATCGTCAAACACACCGCCATCCATGCCATTATGACGCCCAAATACGGCAGTGTCATACCATCCTGACGTCAACCGGCCATATGCATCACACTGCCAGTAACGGCAGGCTATCTGCCCCACCCAGGTCAGCACCTGCCTGAAGGTCAGTGCTTCATCGGCAGGCCGTTCCTTTACCGTAAAATTGCGGTTCGGGAAATCCGCGGATGCCTGTACCACGCCACAGACACTGCAGGCATCGGCTACGATCTGCCCCAGTGTAGCAGGATATTTTAAATGGCTGTCCGAATATGGCCGGTCAAATTTCGCCATGTTGTCATAAGCTGTGACAGAGATGACCGCACCTGTGAATTTTCCCGGCTCTGCAGTGTATATGCCCCTTGGTATCCATTCAATCCTGTCACCAGGGAGCTGGAGGCCAACCTTTACATTCAGTTCTGTACCCTCAAAATCGTAGGTATTATATCGTCCGTCTGTATTATCCAGCCGCAGCGTACACTCCCCAATGGATGCGGAACCAATATCAAAGCTGTCTGTACTGGATACGCCTGTCTTGATAGTCAGACCATCCGACATCAGATCTGCGTTTGTCAGCACCGTCTCTGTCCCATCCGGGAACCGCATCACTGTCCGTACATGAAATATCCTGTCCTGTACAACAGCCCGTCTGTAATCCATACTTGTCCTTACCATGTCATCACCTCTGTATAATATCTACCGTAACACTGCGGTACCAAAATATCCCGTCCCCCAGGCGGCCTATCTGTTCTTTGGATATGGTCCCCCGATATACTTCTATCGTTACATTGATACCGTCATCCCTGAAGGTGAAAGGAAAAAAACCCGCAACCAGTGTCCGCTTGATAAGCGCTACATCTGATTCCGGGAGCACACCCCATTTGATACTTACAGTCTTTTTATTCGCAACCGGGTCTCCGACCATCGTCCCGTCCATTGTACGGCCCGTGTCGGAGGTCCATATGATCTCATCATTAACGGAAATGGAGACGGGTGCTGGCAGCACCACGCCTCCTGATCTTAAAATATCTGCCATTTATGTCACCTCTACCGGATTCTGACGGTACTTTGCATTTTCCAGTGCCCTGTCAAGCGCCCTGGCCAAAAGTTCACCATCCACAAAGAATCCCATCTTCCCAACGGCAGCAATGAACCTTGTCACCGCACTATTCATAACGGCTTCCAAATCCGCTTTGGTCAAGCCACTCCCGGCAGCCGCTTGAACTGCGGCATTCACCATAGCCTGTAACTTGTCTTCCGGGGCTACGATCTCACCGTAATGGCGGTTATCACCAATCATAGCAAGCTGTGGGGTGTTAGCTTTCACAAAACCGCCCTGTGCCAGATAAGGAATCTGCGGTGCAGTAATTTTGTTGATGTTAAATCCAAACTTCTTACCCCCATATTTAGGCACCCAGTCCGGAATATCAAAGCTTAATTTATTTAAAGACCTGATTACAAGATTCAATCCGCTTACAACGCCTTTAACCAATCCATTTATTGCACCGATAATCAAATTAATAGGTGCTTTAACTATGGAGGCCATTAAATCCCATATTCCTTTAAATATATCCTTTATACCACTCCAGGCTCTCTTCCAATTACCTGTAAAAACTCCAGAAACAAAATCAACAATCCCGCCAAATATCCTCTTAACAGAATTCCAAATATTTAAAACATTTTTGGAAAATCCATTTAGAACTTCTCCAAATACGCCGAAATTTTTTGTCCAGTCTCTTGTAAACACATTTGTAATAAAGTCGTTAAGCTCCTGAAATTTCTTTTGGACAAAATCCCATACCTCTTTGGCTTTCGCAGATACAGTGTCCCAGTTTTTATATAACAGTACACCTGCTGCTATAATGGCAGTAATCGCTACAATAGCAATTCCTATCGGTGAAGTCAAAAAGGCAACCGCTGCTCCGAAAGCAGTTGTCGCGGCTGTAGCTAAAGCACATACACCATTCCAAATAGTAGTAGCTGCTGTCATTGCCACCTGGGCCGCAGTATCAGCTATCTTCGCAGCCGTATTGACAGCAAATTGAGTAGCTTGCTTAACAAGTTCTGCCGTACTTTTAGCTAAATTTACAACAAAATCTTTTGCAAGGAGAGCGTTCAAATAGAGTGTTTCTGCTTTATCAGCAACCTTTGCTGCTGTGTTTACAGCAAACTGCTTCGCTTGCATGGCCAATGCTTTTACAGAGGCCCCTATTCCCATCACAAAATCTTTTGCGAGAAGAGCGTTCAAGTATAGGGTTTCTATTTTATCCTTTACTTTAGCTGCCGTTGCGCCAAATAAACTCTTTGAAATTCTTCCTAAAGCACTTACTACACCACCGGATTGCTGTATAAAAGATAGAAGTTCAATCCCTTTCCAAGCCGCAAAAAATCCCGCAACAACAACAGCCATGTTTTGAACCGTTTTGGGATGTTCCGCACACCAGTCGCTGAACTTCTGCAGCGCTCCATTGATCTTGTCCCATACAGCTAGGAATACACCACCTGCCCAGCTTGCAAGCGGCTGCAATACAGTATCCCAAAACCACTGGAACAATGGTTGCAATGCCTCCAGGATATGATTGAATGCCTCTATCGCTATTGACAAGGTGTCAAGAAAACGCGGTACTATCTCATTGGCTGTCCATACTCCAAGCGGCACCAGGACATTCTGCCAAAACCAGAGAAGGCCTTCACCCACATGGATAGCAAACGGTGCCAGTGCGTCCCACAGTCCACGCAGTGCCTCGTTGATATCATCAAACTTTATGGCCATCAGGCCCTCATTTAAAGCATCAACAAACCCCGGAATGCCTGTCTGGAAGAGCCAGCTTGCCACTTTCCCCAGGAAACCACTGAAAAAATCCCCCAGTGCCGTCTGGGTGAAGCTCCCTAACTGTTTCAAGCCTTCATTCCACAATCGTTTGAAGGAGTCAATGGTAGGCTGGATGTTCCTCTGGATCTTCTGGAACATCTTCTGGAACTTGGAATCTAGCTGGTCAACAACTGTGTCACCTTCTGCCAGATTCCCATAATTGACATCCATGCCATTCACTGGCAGGTTTCCAGTTCCTCCAGAAGCTGCAGCATTTTTGTCCTGCAGCTTATTAATTTTATCGAATCCCATTAGGCTCCTGGAAGCTTTTTCAGCCGCCTTACCGACACCCTCTGTGGAATCAGTCAGAGAATCGGCAGCACCGGCGGCCGCTGACAGCTCAGACGCTGTATCCTTAAATCCTGAACCGCTTTGAGATTTCTTCCCGGTCAGCATTTCCGTGAAACTCTTAAATGCTGACGCAACTGTTGTCAGCCTTGCTAATAGCTGATTCAACAGCCGCAATACGGGTGTAAGAACATTTATGAGCCCCTGGCCAAGGGTTGCCTTTAAACTGTCAAATTGCAGCTTCAGGACACGGACCTGATTAGCCCAACTGTCAGAAGTCCTGACAAAATCCCCGGATGCCGCCGAAAGCTGCTGTTGTACAAACGCATACCGCAGGGCTACCTTTTCAGCCTCGCTCATGGCTTTGGTGGTCTTGCCCCATCCATTCGCCATTGCGTAGGCATCCAGGGCGTTCTGGGTCATCACAACGCCCAAGTCTTTCAGGGTTTCGGTCTCACCTGTAAAGACCGATTTCAGCTTAGTGTAAGCCTCATCCTGGCTTATATTGTAAAAGGACGCTACATCTCCGGCCAGCCCCGTCAGGGTAGTGCCCATGTCATAGGCTTGCTGCTCAGAAAAACCGAAAGCTTTGGCCATCGCCCCGAAGGTACCGGTAAACCTTTTTGCCATCGTCTCCGACAGGCCGAAGCTGGCTGCCGCCGACTTTGCAAACTGGTCTACCTGTGCTGACATACGCGGGAAGGTGACGTCAACGACATTCTGCACCTCTGCCAGATCAGAGCCAAGCTCTATACACTGTTTACCGAAATCCACCAGCTTCTTTACAGCAAAAGCTGCAGCCAGTGCCGCACCAGCTTTTTTAGCCAGGTTGGTGACACCTGACATCTGTTTCTCAAATTGATTTTTATTGACCACCAGGTCAAGCCCGATCTGGCCTACACTCTGTGCCACATATACCACCTGCCTCTTTTAGAGGACATCGGCACATGGGCACTACTTGTCCTGATTAATCTTTATCTCAAATTCTTTTTTACAGTGCCTTGCCTGGCATTTAAAAAATACACCCCGGCATATTGCATCCGGAATGTACTGTACTTTCTGCTCATGCCCACAATAAGGGCATTTCACTTTCATTTTTTCAATTATTCACACCTCCCGCTGCATAAATAAGAGCCTGCTTCATGGATTCCAGAAATCCCTCCATATTCTCTTGAGACATTGCTTTTGCCCTGCGCGTCCGCCATTCCATTCTGATGCGCTTCTGCTCCGGGCTAAAATACTCCAAAATTTCCGGGTCATCTTCTGCCCGTATAGACACAATCCGGCCAAGTGGCGTATCGGGTCCCAGACCAGACAGCATGTCTTTAAATTCATCCCACTTCATTTGATTCAGCTCCCGGGATAAACGTAACCCGTACTGCGTCTGAAAAGATGATATGATAAGTCCAAAATCATCTATCAAGTCGTAGTACGGGTCATCACTCTCCCGATTCTTCCTCGCCAGTAATCAGGCTGATGGCCGAAAAGACCAACGTCTGGAAGTCCGAAAACTGCAGTTTCATCTTATCAATCTTCTTGCGGTCCGCATCACTGAAAATCAGCTCATACATTTTTACTACATCACTGGGCTGCACGTTGTCACCATCTCCCAGGATTCCCATAATCTTCAGGACAGTGGTAGCGTCTGCATTTACTTCCAGCTCTTTACCTTTTACAACCAGTTTAGGATTCTCGTCGAACTCCAATTTATCTGTAATATCAACTATTTTACTCATTTTGTTCCGCCTCCTGATGGTAATGTTATCGTTGGTTTTCCATTGCTCATCACATCAAATTCCAGAGGACCAACCTCAGTGGATTTTCCAGCCCCTGTATTTGTGATATTATAGACCGCATTATTCCACGAAATGACCGTTCCATCCGGAAACGTCCATCCAAAGTAGCCCTCCGCATCTCTTCCGTTCTTGAAAGTCTTACCAGCCACAAAATCATTGCCGGTATCCCCAACGTTTCTTTTTCCAGATACTGAAATGGTAATGCTTTTTGCGGTCGGCAGCCTGCGCACCCATCCTTCCTGGTCAAACGGGTACCATTCCTCTACGCCATTATCAAATTTTACTGAAAAAGTCTCCATATCCGCAATGGATGTAGCTCCTTCTTTTGCAGCCCCAACCTGGAACTGATTTTCATAACAGGGATAAACCCCAGTTTTTCCTGCCATTTTTCTACCTACCTTTCGTAATGCAGTGTCAACCAGATCACACGCTCATACACGCCGTTGTTATCCGTACCCACATCAATAGGTTCCGGTACATCCAACTGCATGTAATCTACATGTTTTCCGGCAATCTCCAAATCTGTTACATGTAAAAGCTTGTCATACAGGGCCTGTGCTGCCTCCTCTGTCTCATTGGCATATTTATCCCAATGGATTAAGATAGATACAGCTTTACTGGCCGTCTTTGTGCAATCCAAGCCGCCCAGAGCTATATTTGCGCCGCCAGAAATCTGACGCTGATAGACACCTATAGACCGCTCTTTTTTATTTTCCAACTTGCCTATATAAAAGTGGTCTCCCACTCCCAGCGTCTTGATCCAGTCCTTGATATCTGCCAATTCCATACTCACACCCCCGTAATCCTTTTATATATCTGCTTATATGCCTTCTGGCAGTCCTCGTCCTTACTTCCTCCCGGAAGCCAATCTTCCAGCCATTTGCCTTTAGCATGAGGGTTTTCACCTTTATCAAAATGATATTCTGGGTGAAAATACAAGCGTCTTGCATAGGGTGTATTTGAAACCAATGTTGCCTTACCAAACTTGCAACCAGAATAATCAACAAAGGTGCTGTCGTTTTGAAGATGTCCTCCACGCAGGGTACGCTTCTTTATTTTGCCTTTATACTCACGGCCATTTTTAGCAAACTGACCGCGCTTACCATATACCTTGTATTCTTCTACTCTGGGGTCATCAAAAGGCATCACCTGCGCCTGTACTACTTCCGTGTGCAGATACTCTGCCGTCTGCTCCAAGGCTGTTACCTGTGCATCTGTAAGAGCCTGTATGCGGCCCCAGTCCATCTTAATGATTGAATTTACATTGATCATACAATATCTAACCTCGTGTAATTTACGCTGCCATCAGGGTTCCTGGCCTTCATCCCCTGGAGGATGTTCCGGGTCTCCCCGAATACTGTGACTGTGCCACCGGAGATAACGGCAACAGCCGGGGCAATATCCCCCCGAAAGAGAGCTGTCCCGGAAAGCTGTATATACTTCTGTTCCTTGTCAATGACCGTTTTTGCACTGTCCTGATAATTGCAGCGCAAGTCTCCTTCAAAAGCCACCTCTGGGCCACCGTTCTCATTCAGGCCCTCGCTATATATAGTCACATGGATATCTGTCGTACAAGCCCATTCCGGGACCAAACATGGATACATAAGACATCACCTCAACAATCTGCAGCACAAGCCTGTCTGACAGAGCTGCTCATATACATCACGCCGCATGGGGATACCTTTCTGTGTGGTCACATTCCACGATTCCCCGAACTGCATGGATACGCCATTGATACTGTATCCCTGCAGGATCATGTCGAAAATCTCCCTGTTTTGCCACTCAAAGTCTGCCTGCATACAGCACACTTCTTGCACAATCTCCTGCTGAAATGGTGTCAAATCAGAAAATCCCTGGCCTACAATCCTGTTGTAAGTCAGGGAATCAATATGACGGCTTGCCTGTTTTAAATACCGTTCCCGGTCAGCATCCGACAGCAGGCTGCCGTTGTAGATATCCGTGTAATACGCAGAGTCTGCATATGGAGTGTACATATCACTCACCGGCTTTCTTTGCTGGTTTCTTTTCAGCCTTCAAGGTTTCCAGCTCCTTCTGCAGGTCAGATTTCTCTTCCTGCAGATTTGCGCATAACTTCTGCAGGCGTTCTACTTCTCTAACAGCCTGCATGTGATCCTCATACGGTACAGTTTTTCCACGCCCATAGGCAATCACTTCCCCGTCATCATTCAGGATATCAAAGCCGGAATCCTGGTAAAACTTCTTCTGCACCTCGTCAATGGTGTACTCTTTATTTCCTTTCGTAGCTCTCATATCATGCACCTGCCTCTACATTCATTGCGCACCCTTCTACTTTCTTTTCCAACAGAAAAAGATCTCCATAGTTACGGTTCTGGTAAAGATATCCATCCGCGGTTCTGCTGTCAGTTCCTGGTGTAAACAATTTGATATAGCTGTACTTATCACGGCATACCACGCAGGAGGTGTGGATCAGGATCCAGTTGATCTGTTTTGCGTCCTCCGCTGCCGTGCAGCCTTCCGTAAAATCGTATTTTGTTTTCATGCGAGCAGCCGGGACCATTTTAATAGTCACATTATCCAGGGAGTGGACATTACGGTTGATTGTCGAAGGCGTGGTGACACTCATAACGCGCTGGATGCCTTCAGCTTCCTTGATGATTTTATACATAGACGGGGTTACATACAGCATCCTGCCTTCTTCTGGCACACCCGCCTCGTCCATGATGCTCATTTCTTCGTCAAATGCCTCCAGGAAATTTGACGCTGTAATAACCGTTGTATCAATCCGTCCAGAAAGCCTAGTCATTTCTGCGTGAAGCTTGCTGTACCGATAAGAATCCTTCTCTGGGATTGCCTGCTCTGTTTCAAAAGTATTCTGGATATTTGCCACGGATAATGTAAGATTTGTCTCATCAATGTCCATTGGGTCAATCCAGAACTCTACATCCCTGTCATGTTCCAGCTTCTTTGCCTCCCAGTCATTACTCAGAGTACCCGCGTTAAAACCCGGTGTCCTGGTATGGTCTTTGTACCCAGATACTGTCATTCTAGGGAGTTTGATTGTCTGGGCATTAATAAATTTTACTCCCAGATTACTCTGTGCCAGTGCATCAGAGCACAGTTCCTTTGCATATTTCTGCTGCAGGAGCTGCGTAAACGTTGTTGCATAATCATATATTGACATGTATTAGTTCCTCTCTTTCTTATAATCCAAATGCCTTTTTAAGGGCATCATCGTTGGTTGTCTGCTGTCCTGATTGCCCGGAAGCCCCTAACTGTACAAAGCCTGTCTGACCTGCTGGTGCAGGTTTTAATGCCGGGATGTCTTCAAGCACTTTGTTTAGTGCATTTTTAAGTGTCTCTTCGTTGATTTTCCCGTCCTGTCCCATAACCTGGCTTAGATCCGCCATTTTAAGGACATATGGAATAGTTTTTGCGTCAATTCCCAGGCCAACTGCTGCCATAGTGGCCGCTGCCTGTACCTGAGCCTGCTGTGCTGCCGCCTGGGCCTGTGCGGCCTGTGTCTGCAGTGCATTTACATCCGGCTGCTGGGACGCTTTCTGAGCTTTAAATGCCGCAATAGCCTGTTTCATTTCATCTTCTGACAGTCCCTGCTGCTTAAAATATGCTTTCAGGGCGGTGTCCTCTTTCGCCGCCAGCGTACCTTCCAGCATTGTCTGGATTTTATTGTAATCAATCTGTGGCGCTGCGGGTGGCTGCGTTCCTGCCTGCTGTCCATCTCCTATGCCTCCTGCTCCTGCGCCGCCTCCGTCTCCTGCTCCAGGCTCTGCGAAAAACTGTAAATCCATAGGCAACAGACATCTAAATTTCTTAAACATGTAATTTCTCCTTTCCATTTTGAGAGTGTCACTCTGTAAAATCCATTGTCATCGGTGTCACCGGCCACGCATCTTTTAAAGCCATATCGTGTTTGGGCATAAAAATAAGACGCATCACCCTGCGTCTCATGGGGAGATAATCAGATCACCTCCTCCCTATCTTCCTTTGCCTTTCTTTCCGCCTTTTCCTTTGCAAGCCATGCTTCTCACCTCCTTCGTTGCGCCGGCGCAATAAAAATACCACCTGCCATTTCTGACTGGTGGTATCAATCTGATTTATAATTTTCAATTATTTCCCTGAGGTGTTCTTTCCATTCCTCCAGCGTATACGGGCCATTAATGTGAAATGCAATGTCACTGAGTTCTCCTGTTATGGCATATACCTGTTTACGCAAGTCCTGAAGCTCTTCATCATTCTTACATTTTTCTATAAATTCTTTACTTACCATATCGTTTACTCCTTAACAAAAGACTGGATAAAAGTCTTATACAAATCTGGGAATTCCGTTTTTATAAAATCTACAGCCGCATCATCACCTTGGTATAAAAGCGAAAACATATCAGCAAAGACTTCCAATTCCGTATAGCCTGGCAACCCTATGTATTCAGGGTCATGGGTAAAGAATCCAGATACTTTGTTATCAGTAATGCATCCGAATATATCGCTTATAAGGCTATTATACTCCAGTTTTCCACCGGGTTCAAATAATTTCTTATAATCTTCTGCCTTATCCATAATTGATTTTTCTGCGTTCTGTATCGCTTCCGAAAATTCAACCAACATCGGACTGCCAATTTCATTTTGATCAATCCTATGCGCTATTTCATGGATCATAGTATCCTGGTAATCATATACCTCATACATGGGGTGGTTTGGATTTACGGTAACTATATCCCTATCCGGATCATAAGCAAAGGCATCAGTGGCTCCTAAATTCACTTCCACAAAATCATCTTGTGTATACTGCTCCACCAAATCAACCATTTTCTGTGGCGCATCAAGTCTATGATCTTTGATCTTATCATCTACAGTAAATCTTCCAAGGATTTTATCTTTCCAATCAGCAGCCTTTCTCTTATATTCTTTTCGATTGTCCTTGTCTAAAGAATACTTTGCCAACCGGCCATATTTCTCGGCTTGCCTTGCCGCATACTGCTGTTTTGCCTCCTGTTTACTCTGCTCCTCAACCTCTGCCAGCTCCCGCTTACTAAATTTGTCATCCGGCGGTGTACTGATACCTGGAAAGTATGTAGTGTGGCCGTCTTTACATCTCGGATGATACAGTCCGGCAGATATAGCAGAGCTCATAAGTGGATAATCCCCATCTGCCTTGCTCCCGCCGCTCCAGACATCATCAATCAGCACCTTACCCACAAAAGGTAGACACTTAGGACATGGGTTTCCTCGCTTATTCATAATGACCAGATGCAGGCCCCATTCCTGCCGTTTCTGACCCTCGCCCTGCAGGTATGCCCGCTTGCTGGCGGTCCTGATTGCCATGTCTGCATAGTCAGATAGAGTATGACGGGCTCCATTGGCGTACTCAACACATTTCAGCCCGGCAGACAGCATATCCTTTGTAGCCATATCCACGGCTTTCTCGTATGTTCCTGCTCCGGTATTGGAGTATACCTGGGCATTGTAAATAATTTTACGATACTGGTCATTGGCCATGCGCAAGACTGCCGTTTCGGCTTTCTCCATGTCATTTGTGGTGGCTTGGATTAAGGCATCCAGTTTCCGGTCATTGATTTTAAAAAACTCAGCAGTTGCTCCCTTACTGATTTTCTTAGCGGGCAGACCTTTCTTTATAGCCCTCAATATTGCCTTTTCTTGGTCCATACCGCCCTGCTGATGAGCAGCATAGATCAGGGATTCGATTTCTTTGTTAATGTCTTTAAACTGCCCCTTAAACCGTTTCTGATTATCCTTCTTGTACTTTTCCAGGGACTTAAGCTGCAAAGCCTGCCACTGCTCCCAGTGCATCCCTTCCGCATCCTCCCAGGCTCTATGGTGTTTCATATTGCGGACCATAGAGTCCATTAGCTCCTCCTCAATCGCCTGGAAGGCTTTACCGATGTCATATTCATCGTTAATCTTTCTTGCCATTGGCCATCACCTTAAATCCTTGGGCCTTAAACTGCCTCGTCATTGCCTTAAGCTGTGTGGTACTCTTACAGTGATCATGCCTGAGCTCCGCATAATCATTTGTTTCCAGAGCGTAAATTCCCAGAGGCACCTGTTCCTTCGCCACCTCCAGCAGTCCCTGGTACTCCTTCCGGGACATTCGGTATATTCTGGGTCCGATTTTCACCTTCAATCACGTTCACCCCTTCCAGATTTAATCCAGGCTCTTCCACCTCGGCAATTCCCTGCTCCTTTTTCAGCCGGGCTATCTCCTCCTGCTTGCAGTGCTCATCCAGTGTATCACCGTAAAGCTCCTCAACGCAGCGCTCAATACTCATGATACCCTGGGTTTTGGCTTTTCCTACTGTTTCCACCTGGCTTTCAAATGACGGATTCGCGTACTCTCCAAACGGGATATTTACGTCCACGTCTTCTACGCCTTCTCCCATCAGCAGGTGATAGGCATTGATGCAGGTTGCCACCACATCAGGCAATGTTTCCTGTAGTGCTTCCACAATAGCGTTCCTGGTGTACAGAGTGGCTTTCTCCTTTTCCCGCTGCGCTTCCGCATTGTCCAGCTTTTTTACGTCAATACCCAATGTACTGGGGCTGATAATCCCCTGTAGGCAGAGGTCCAGAGCTGTCACATAGCTTGCAAGATAACTCTCATGGGGGATGATTGGCTGATCTGTATTGATCACATTTTGCTGCTTGTCACGCATATCTCCGTCAGCGGCAAAATACCGATTGTCAAACATATTGGGTCTGATGGGCTTCCCTGTCTCTGGATCATGTGGCACCAAGCATTCAGGGATATAGGTTTTGGCCCGGCCTGCTCTTAGTGCATCCATCCACTGTGACCATGCCTCGTCAAATGCATCAAAGCTGTCCAGTTTTCCATCAAAAATAGAGCCTCCCCGGCCTTCATATTTCGCTGATTCATAGATTTGCATAGGCACCGCTAGAATAATATTCTCATCAAACTTCCAGTCCGCCAGGTTGGCTGTAGCCGGGATTGACTTGATATCAACCAGCTTATCATGCAGGTACAACTCATTGATGATGTATCCGTATCCATAGCGCTCATTGAGGACATACATCCTGCCTTGGTCCTTGTAAGGAGTTTTAAATATCACCTCACTTATCCTGTCCCGGCGTCTGACTATCTCTATCTGTTCTCCCGGATACCATTCCAAGATAGGATACTCACTTACCTGTGTGTCTATCGTGACTTTAAAAGCCCCGTCCCCGATGTACAGCACTTCTTTCAGGGCCTTTTCCATTTTCTTTGTAAATTTATTGTCCTCTTCTATTTCCTTCCAGAGCCGTTCCTGCTTGGCGTCCTCGAACTCAAAATCATTCATATCCGCCAGCACAACCGAGGATAGTATGCGCACGATCAGTCCCGGCAATCCGGTATGGATCTTACGCATTTCCATCCCAGGGCTGCACTTACATGCCCAGAACTTAAACTTGTCCGCATACTCTGGATTCTGCTGGTACATCTGCTCCAGCTCATTGCTATCTCCCCTGTACCAAATCCGATTACGGATAGCATTTGTCTCAAAGTCTAATACCTCATTTATCTGGATGCTGTAGGGGCTGTCCGGCACCACATTCAGCCAGCTTCTGAGGCCGCGCTTAATGCTTTCATTCAATTTTTGTACCCACCTCATTTCTTTGCCTCCTATTGTTATTACTTGATAAAACTCCTATAATCTAAGTACAGGCCTGCACGCCGAGTACAAAGGAAAGGAGAAAATCATATGCGAAGATATACAATGCCTTTTAATGGCAAACGCTATGTCTTAAATAGAGCCACCGGCGAAATTCATGATTTGGACAATGAAATGCCCAATTGTCGGATTGATGAAATCAAACCTGAAAACATAATAAACTGCGCTAGTTATGAAGATGCCGCGCTAAGAGCGGCCTTTTTGTCAGTCAGGGGCGCAAATGGTTGTTATTACTGCAACCCATCTAAAGACAATGGATAATTGCCGGATTCAGCTACAGACCTCAATGTTTGTAGCTGTTCTTCTGATAACTCTGTTGCCAAAAACTCCGTAATATCGTCTGCATTCTTTTTATCATTCAATATGTCGCAAATCAGAGTTGAAAACTCCCTTACTCCTGTAACTGATTTAAGTGCTTCAAATCTTGTCATCTTTCTGCCTCCTCGAATCCAATCATGTCTCTGTACGGAATCCATGCATACTGGTTAGCATTGATCGTATGGTCATTCCGGTCCTCAGGCACATCTTTCTCATCATCCCAGCTATACCGTTCCAGCTCGGATAGATGCTCCATGCAGGTGTCAACCACATAATAGCTGCCCTGCTGTATCCACCCCAATTGCAGATTGATGCGGTCAATGATCACAACGCTTTTGTAGCTGTCTACGAAATTGTAAAGGCAGCCATACAGACGCTTAAATTTACGCAGCTCCGTGATGGTTGCCTGGTCCGCACAATCGACGAAAACATTTTTTGCGAATCCCCAATCATCTTTACATTGGTTGAGGAATCCAATGAAGCGGATAGCTGTATCACTGGGGGCCAGTGGCACATCCAGATTGGCATTGTTATACACCTTCTCAGCAAGGGTATATAATACTCTGTCCTCTGTAATGCCCTGGAATATCATTGAGATTGTATCTGGGGACTTACTTGAATAGGATGTATCTAGACCGGCCGTGAACTTTTTGAACCTTATACTCCCGGCCTTGATCTGCTGTTTTAGCCATGCAGCAGTAACTACATGCTTCTTGCGGTCGAAGTTCGGGAATATCAGACCAGTCGCCTTACCACGCAGACCCTGGATTTTGTTCTTCCAGATTTTGGTGCCCTTCGGTGTATTGGCCATAATCCTGTCCAGCATTGTTTTTGGTAACCCTGCGTTATCAGCAAAAGAAAAGAACCAATGTACCCAACCGGGTTTTGGTTCTTCTTTTAGCTCGTCTTTAATTTCCTGTGGGGTATCATCCCCCCACTCAGGGAGCGGCCTGGAACAGTTGATATACTCCTTGTACACATCCAGTCCGGGGTCATCCGGATTAAGTGTTGCCATCAGATAATCAGACCTCATGGCAGCCTCACGGACAAACTCAATATCCGCCGTGTTAATCTCATCAATGTACAGACAGCCGTACTGTCCGCCCAGAGCATCTTTCCACTTGCTCTTGTTGCCGTAACCAACGACAAATACTATTTTGTCTCCAGCAGACGTGTGAAACAGGAGATGCGGCATCTTATACTCACCGGATCCGTTGCCCTTGTATTCCACCAATACCCCGAAATCATCCAGGATTCCAAGGTCTTTCTGGATAATATTCTTCTCGGCTGCTCCTGTATCGTCTGCTGCAAGGATATGCAGTTTTTTAGGCGATTCCGCCACTTTCAGCATAAATTTAAACAATCCTACTGTAGTTTTGCCCGCAGCCGTTGTGCCCTCCAGGAACTCCACAGGGGCGTTACATTTCAGGAATGCCTTATACTTCTCTGACAATACCAGTCTTTCATCACTCATTATCCATCACCACGCATCTGCTGGATCAGGTCGTCCAGCTTTGTCTTCTCGGTATCCAGACTTCCGGAGATGTTGGTATCCTGCTTTGTGGTATAGCCGTATTTGCTCATCCACAAGCCGGCCAACTGAGACGGAATCATCTGTAGCTCAAATTTCTTGCGGGCATCTACTTCGCATTCCTCCCTCATGCGCGTTACGATGTCCGAATAGCCTTTCTTTTTCTCATAAGTATCATAAAACGCTGACCTCGGAATCTTTGCAAATACACAAAATCCCTCAATCGTATATGTAATACTACGCCGTAGTTCCTTACTTACAAACTCGCTGTTTTTGGAAGAGAAGTCATGGGTGAGGACCATCTGATTGTCACAATCCGCTTTATATGCTTCCCATGTCTCTGCCAACTCTTCCGGTGTTTTAAATCTTAATCTCTTTCCCATGATCTCACCTCTTTTCTCCACGTAAAAACACCCAGCCAGCATATCGCTAACCAGGTGTTCTTTGTTTTTTTCGATGATACCATAATAACATCTTGACAGGTGAATTACAATGAACTCTTTTCCGGAATTTCAAGGTGAGCCAATGCTTTTCCATGTAATTTCAGAATCCATCTTTCCGTATACCCCATTTTCTCTGCAATTTTCCACCAGTCAAGTCCCTTGACATAACGGTAAAACAAAACATCGTTTTCTCTGCTATCTTCCAAGGAATCAATGCATGTCTTGATTTCTTGGTATTTCATTATGCGTTGATATCTCTCGGAAACAATTTCTCTTTCCAGCCCATCCAGACTGGCAACATATCCAGACAAATCGCTTTGTCCATCACCATGCGGCATCCCATCGTTATTTACGGATATGCTTGCCTTCATACTCTTTATCTCTGCCAGTTCCGCCCAGAGACGTTTTAACCGGCTGACCGACTTCCTGTATTCCCTAAGATACCTCTTTTTCTTTTCAGTCTCCGTTAATTCCATTGGTATCACCTCCTGTCCCACATCTCCTCACTGCACCAGGGATATTCCCCGATGCATTCAAATTCGTTACCACCATTCATACTGCACCCTTCACAATCTTTTTCCTCACCATTATCTATCATGGCGGCACATTTTTTATAGTCATTTTCCATTTGCTTTGTCAGCGGAATTTTAATAAATCTCACTTTTCTACCTCCTTGAATATTTCCAAATACTTTTTATACCTCCTGGCATCTTTTTTAAACAACCGCGCTTCAACCTCCTTTTCGGACAGCCATTCTTCAATCTCCTGTATCTTCTGGCTGTCCAGATGTGGCACCATCAGCCGGAACAATTTCCTGGTCTCCCGGGCCTTGTTCGGGAAAAACTTATCTAAGTCCACTGTCATAGTGCCGCAGCGTGTCCAGTTAATCTGGTACTCAAAGGTTACTACCATTTATTTTCCCTCCTTGATCTTCTTGATCCTTGCTTTCAAACTCTCCATGACCCAGTTCTGCACGTCGTCTTTTTTTTCCAGAGCCCTCATGACATCTTCATCACGGGTCCCGGTACATACCAG